AACAATGAGCTATTCTTGGGATTGTGTATCTTTTCATTATTCAATAACTCTTTTCTGCGCTATTTTCAGATAATCTACGCTCAATGTTTTGGCTGCCGCTTCTCCAGCCTGAACTCCAAAGCCAATTGTCAGCTCTTCGTCCTGTACGATATGGGTTGTAACAGTTCCGGTTGCTAAGATTGTCTGCGGGAAGTCACCATCTTGAATTACCCACCATCTGATCGTGCCATCGCCGTCCCAATGAAAAGCGATTCTGTACCAGGTATCATCAACAAGATCAATCCCAGTATCTGTATCGTTTCCTACTGTATTTGTGGCATTTGCAAAATCAAGATTATTATTATCATCGTCTTTCTTGAATACGACATAATCATTAGGCGGTCCGACAAAAAATCCAACGGCTCCGAGTATAAGTCCAAACCAGAAGTCGCTATTTAATGCATCATCAAGTTTAAATCTTAACTCAGCATACAGGGGATAACAGTTATCAAGTCTCCAGCATTCACACTGCTGAACTAATTCACCAGTATCGTCATCATCGCCCTCGGTTACAAGCTCCAGCACGCCATTAACCTCATCAGCTACACATGCAACCGCCTCAACTCCGGATCCTCCGGGTGATTGAATCAGATCCCAGATATAAGTAACATCCGGGAGGTTGCAAAAATCATCTACGAATCTATGAGCGTCCATAACGTCTATAACGTCTTTCAGGTAGAGCATTTTATCATGCTGAATGTGCATGTTGTGCATATTAAAATCACGCCATGTCAATTCCGGGTGAAGCGCTTCATCATTATCCAATACTTTAGGATATTCCATTTTTTTCCTCCAATTTTTCAATCAATAATTTTTTTGTCATTTTGAAAGTCCCCTCAATTCCCTTTGCCCTCGCCATCGATCGCAATTGTAGTATTTTGAATTGTGAATAGTTCATTCTGAGCTCTACTTCATCCGGATAGTCTATCTTTGTTTCTTTTTCTTCAGCTTCATAAGCAGGCGCCGCAGCTTCGCCAATAATATTAATCTCAAGTAGTATATCCCTGCGTTTATTATAATCCTGTAATTGTTTAATCAATTCAGGATCTCTAATCTCGATAGGCTGAAGTCTGTTTAACCAAAAATCACCCTGGCAAGACGGGAATATCCGAGGCCTTCCAAAATTAGTAACGATTGCTAACATTTATGCTCCAGGCATTTCACGAACACAACAGCATTTACATTCTCGACTCCAACCGCTATCTTCATTGTATAGAAATAATAGGTACATTCATCAGCCGCGCTTCTCTGAGGTTCAATTTTAATTTCCTTCTGGATTCCCATGATCAGGTTGTTCTTGGGAATCAACATAGCATCTGTGTACGCACCAGCGCCTACAATGCCATAATCAGGAGCGGTTCCTAAAGCGGTTGGCATAAGAGGAACGTCAATAATAGGAACTTTATGATATCTGGTTACATCGCCATCCGTTATTGCCCGGTCTCCAAGATTTGTGCCTCTATTCTCTAATGCCATTAGATAATCCTGGGTAACTAAATCGGAATTCAGGAATACCATGTTTTTCAGTCCTGTATTTGCTTTGTACTTGGAAGGCATGTTTTTCAGCATCTGGCCGTATTTGATCTCAAGATTATAAGGCGCATTTACTGACTGTTCAGCAATCATGCCGGCCATCTCAAAATGAGCATCGGGGTCTTCGTTGCCGCTTGCGCAATCTGCTCCGCTTTCACATAAACAGGCGCTCTTGATGTGAGCAGCACCACAGACTGAATTGTAATAATCATCTCCACTCTGACTATTGTTTATGATATAGCGCCAGCCGTCCAACTTGCTCTCAATTCGATCAGCACACCATGTATTATAATTATGGGTATCTCCCATATAGCCGGCATACTCCAACTCATTAGCTGTCTGACGTGCAATTATTGACATCAAATGATTCTTATAGGCAGCCCCCTCAAGCCCTTCCTCAAGGTCATCATCATAAACAGGAGCGCAGCCTCGAAATTTACTTGTATTCAATGTGATACGATTATGTGCCCATTGTTTCTTATATTTACTCTCGTCAAAATTATCAGCAGGATACAGGAAGTGGCCTTCACCGAATCCTAAATGCCTGATCCGTTTCTGCGGCTTTTTCATTTTAACTATCCGGGCATAGTTTTTCATCACACTTTCATCGACAATGCAATCGATAAATCGATCAGCTTCCTCGGGTGGTAGATCAATGGTAGGCAGGGATATCAGGTTATATTTCTCGATTTTATTCTTTTCGAGCATTTTCTTTGCATCTTTCATTGTTTAATCCTCCAATTAATTTTTTTTAACTCACTACGGGGAATGATGGGAATTTATCTACATCCTCATCATCATCATCGCCAGCGTCTTTATCGTGACCGTCGATGCTCTTTTTTCTCCCTTTTGTTTTTTCGAGCTTTTCAACTCGCTTCAATAATTCCTCTTTTTCCTCTTTCTCTTTCTCAGCTTTCTCTGTAGCCTCTTTTTCTACTCTTTCCTTATCAGCCTTCTCAAGCTTATCAAGCTTATCAAGCCGGGCCTGGATTTCAGCGGGTATCTCTATTTCTTCATCACCATCTTTCTTATTAAACTTTGCAGTTTTTTCACCTACAAGCTTTTCGATTATATCCTGAATCTTTTTGAGCTGCGCAACCGTGGCCTTCGATAAAGAAGCCCCGGCCTTTGCTACGTCCTCAAAATCAAACTCAGATTCTTTGACTGGATAATCATAAACAGCACTTTTAGTAAGTGATTGGATAGCCTCATCAAGTGCGGGTGGATAATTCCCTTTATATCCTTCTATTTCATCAAGAGCCTTTCCGATAGTTTCAATACTATCCTTGGGAAGCCCTTTAATCTTTTCAATAGAATTATCGTCAATTTCCTCGTCACCTAAAATCTTTTTTAATACTTCAAGTAATTTGTCCATCTTCAAACCTCCATGTTTTTTGATATAGAATTTTAGTCGATTAGCAGGTTCATCACAAATTGTAAGTTCCTCTATCTCGACTGACTTTATTTTTCTGGCCATTTTAACATGACCTCCTCAACTGTAGTTGTTTTTGAACCCCCATAAAAAAAGGGCGTTTATAACCCGCTTAGCAAAACGAGGTTTAAACGCCCTTAAACGCTTGCAAACTTAAAGTTTCAGCTTTTGGCTTCAAACTCTAATCTTAACGATTACTGTTAATTTAAAGTATATTATTTAATTTGTCAAGTTTTTAATTTCAATACAGGTTTTTAAATATTTGAAACCGTGACAAGGTTTTATCCTAAACATGACGATTAGTGGATTACCATCAATAATTCACGGCCCTCAAAAAACCATGACAAATTTCCATTTCCAACATTCAATAGTTAGGTGCGATAATACAGATTTTTAAGCTTCTGAAATGGCGACAACGTTTTGTCCTAAATATGGCGATTGGTAGGTTTTCATAAATAAATCATGCCCTCCGTGAAACCATGATAAATTTCCGTTTTTGGTATTTAATCTTGCGGTACGATAATACAAAGTTTCATCTCCTGTGAAATCATGACAAATTTACCTCCAGATATGGCGATTTTATATTTCATATTCACGTATAATTGCTTTTATGAAACCAGAGCAGATTTATTTATAAATATCGCACTTTTCAATTTTCATGTATTTTTTGCTAAAATATGCGAAAAAGGCCATTCTCTCGGGTGGGATTTGCCCTAAAATACACTATTTTTAACATACCGTAGCGATTTGTCAACTTCCTGCACGTTTTATAACTTCCGCGAAACCATGACAGATTTGCCTTCCTCCCATTCAATATCCCAGGCTTTCAATCCAGATTTCCGGCCTTCGTGAAATGAGGATTAATTTACTTTTTTATATGCCGATTTCACGGCCCGTATTTATTTGAATTCTGGCATATGGAACTGCCGCAAGATTTTTATTTCAACATTGCATTTTTTTTGAAATATACGTGAAAACCAGGTTTTAGGAATAGAGGCAAGATTTGCTCTTTCACATGCCGATTCCACCAGCCCCATTTATTTGAATTGCGGGAT